AAGATGTTCACAGATAAGGTGGTACCCATATCAGTTAATTACCCCTTCTTTTTCAAGCCGACCCAGGACGGAATGGACAGGCCCAAGACCGAGCTCGCCTACCGTGTCCCCGCCTCCAAATTTACCAGACGTTCCATCACCATTACCACCGATGCCGACGAAACCCAACAGGATCTCCAGGGACTTGACACCACCATCGATTGGAAGAACACAGGCGATAACTCCTATGATGGGGAGAAACTCAAGCTCCTCGTCCATGATGAATCGGGGAAGTGGGAGAAGCCAAACAACATCCTCAACAACTGGCGTGTTACGAAAACCACCTTACGATTAGGTAGTAGAATAATTGGTAAATGTATGATGGGTTCAACCAGTAACTCATTAGATAAAGGTGGTAGAAACTTTAAAAAACTATATGATGAATCAGATGTTACAAAAAGAAACCGCAATGGACAGACTAGCTCGGGATTATATAGTTTGTTCATACCTATGGAATGGAACTACGAAGGGTACATTGATTCTTATGGCATACCTGTCTTCGACACTCCCGACACAGAAGTATTTGGACCACAAGGCGAGTCAATCAACCTTGGAGTTGTTGAGTACTGGGAAAATGAAGTTGATGGACTAAAAGATAATCAAGACGCTTTAAATGAATTTTATAGACAGTTTCCAAGAACTACTAAACATGCTTTTAGAGATGAGTCTAAATCTTCTTTATTTAATCTAACAAAAATATATCAACAAATAGATTTTAACGAAGATCAAAATAATAAAACATTAGTTACACAAGGTAATTTTATGTGGGAAAATGGAATTAAAGATACAAGAGTAGTATTTTTTCCTAGTAATCAAGGTAGATTTTATGTAACTTGGGTTCCTGATAAAAACTTACAAAATAGATATATAGAAAGAAATGGTGTTAAATATCCTGGTAATGATCATATAGGAGCTTTTGGTTGCGACCCATATGATATATCAGGTACAGTAGATAAGCGAGGTTCTAATGGAGCATTACACGGACTAACAAAGTTTAGTATGGAAAACGCACCAGCTGATCATTTCTTTTTAGAATATATAGCTAGACCACAAACCGCTGAAATATTTTTTGAAGATGTATTAATGGCTTGTGTGTTTTACGGTATGCCAATACTTGCAGAAAATAATAAACCAAGACTTCTATATCATTTTAAAAGAAGAGGTTATAGAGGTTTTGCTATGAATAGACCTGATAAACTTAGAAATAAATTATCAGTAACTGAAAGAGAAATAGGTGGTATACCTAATTCTAGTGAAGATATAAAACAAGCTCACGCAGCAGCTAT